AGGTAGAAGACGAAGCATCAACAATCGATGCTCGTCCAACTCAATCAACAAGCACATCAACAGCCGTTCAATCTGGCTGGGATGCTGCAGAAAAACTAGTCACCGCTTCATCAGAGTTTCCAACTGAGTACAAGCATGCTGACACTTTCCAACTGATTCGTTTTATCGATCAGAGTGGACCATTTGCTAATTACCGCCAGCACTTCCTTAAGGAAAAGACAGAAGGACGCCGTTCTTATGTCTGCATTGGCGACAACTGCCCACTTTGCCTAAAGCTTGGAGACAAGCCAGAAACAAAGCGTGCCTTCACAATCATTAATCTGACCGCTAAGCCTTATCAGCGCCAGATGCTAATTGCCACCCCTCGTTTGTACAAGACATTGCATGCTGGTGAGTTCTCACCACAGGGTCCTTTGACTCGCAACTACTGGGCGCTAAGTCGCACAGGTCAAAAGCAGCAAACTGTGTACAACCTTCTGTCAGTGAAGGGCCGCGATCTTGCAGAAGATTGGGGTCTTAATGAGGCAGAAGTTGAAGCAGCGATTGCTGATTTCAAGCCGTTTGAGCGTTCTGAAATCCGTGAGGATTCTTACGCATCACTTCTTGAAATTGCAGAAAGCCTGCTCTAACTAACAGAAGTCCTAGGCGGTGCTGGATGATCCCCCCAGCACTGCCTGGGCATTTAGGGGATAACTATGAATATAATTACAACCAAAGAACAATTAGATGAAATGGTTGCGTACTATCTTGAACAAGATGCGTTTGCTTACGATGTGGAAACAGTCGGAGAACGTAGAGGCGATACGCCTGTTAATGAAGTTCTCTGGATATCTTTTTCTACTCACGGTCGTGGGGACGTTATTCCTATGGGCCACCCTAACGGTGATCTTGTGGATACAGTCTTTCCTCTAACTGGTCAAGGCGAAAAAAGAGTTCAACAAGGATTACCAGCACGTCCGAGTGATTACTCACGTGACATTAAGAAATCCACTAAAGTTTTTGCAGAACCACCGACTCAGTTATTTCCAGCAGAGGTTTTTGCTTCCCTTAAACCTCTTATGTTTAATGACAAGATATTAACAATTGGACACAACTTAGTTTTTGACCTTACATCCGTAGCAAAGTACTACGGCGGGGATATTCCTACAGGTCCGTACTTTGACACAATGATTGCGTCATTTCTTTACGATAACCGTAATAAAAACAACTGCGGTTTAGCCGCGTGTTTAAAACGCGAAATTGGATTTGAAATGGAAAAGGGCGTAGGCGCTGAGGTTGAAAAATACACATTTAAAGAAGTTGCTAACTATGCCTATCTTGATGCCAGATACACCTTTTTGCTATGGAAAAAACTTGTTCCAAAGTTAGAAGAAAACAAAGTAACAAACGTTATGAAACTTGAGATGGACGTACTCAAGGTCTTATGCCATATGAAGTTAGCCGGTGCTCCTATTGATATGGAAGCATTACAGGGGCTAGACGAGACCCTTAAAGCAGATATTGAATCCGCTAAAGCAGAAATCTATAAGATTGCTGGAAGACAGTTTAATTTGAACTCAAATCCTGAAAAGCAACAGATTCTGTATGGCCCTAAGTCAGAAGGCGGTCGTGGTTTAAAGGCTAAGATCACTACATCAAAGGGTGGAGAGTCCGTATCAGCCGAAGCACTAGAGGCTTACAGAGGCGAAGATCCATTGGTAGACGCGTTACTTACATACGCAGATTTAAACAAACTACACACAACTTACGTGGTTCCTTATCTAGGTGGAGAAGTAACTCGTACTACTGGAGGTAAAGTAAAACGTGAATACAAAGACAGCCTACTCATCAACGGTCACATCCACGGTGATTTCATCCAGCACGGGGCGGAAACAGGTCGTTTCTCGAGTCGTAACCCGAACCTACAAAACGTACCAGCTCCACACACACCCCACGGAAAATCTATCCGAAACTTATTTATTGCTCCAGAAGGCTACAAATTAGTAGTAGCTGATTATTCACAGATCGAACCCCGTGTTATCGCTTCATTTTCTAAAGACCCAATCATGATGCAGAACTACTTAGAGGGTGGAGATATCTACACAACTGTTGGTAATGAGATGGGCGTAGATCGTAAAGCGGGAAAGGTACTTGTTCTTGCTATGTCGTACGGAGTTGGCCCTGACAAGATTGCACGATCTATCGGATGTACTAAGCAAGAGGCTAGAGATTTGCTAGACCGATTTTCAGAACGTTTTCCTTCAATTAACTCTTATAAGTTCAAGGTTTTGGTTTCCACTAGAAAACTAGGGGACAAAGAAAAACCAGTGCCTTACGTAACCACCATCATGGGCAGACGTCGATACCTTCCAGAGATGAATGCTTCCGACAAGTACGAACGGGCTGGTGCAGAACGTCAGGCGTTTAATACCAAGATCCAAGGATCTGCCGCAGACATCATTAAACTAGCCATGGTTCGAGCCCATGCACTAATACCTACAGGGGCTAAACTAATACTTACAGTTCACGATGAACTGGTCACTCTGACCCCAGACTCATTGGTCAAGGAAACAGAGGACGCGATTAGAGAAGCAATGGAAGGTATCCAAATGTTGGATGTTCCGTTGATTGCTGACGTTAAGACCGTTCAGCGATGGGGAGAGGCTAAATGAGATGGAAGTTCTGGAAGAAAATTGAACGCCATGAACACGGAAACATTGAGATACCTCTTACAGCGCTTGCAAGGTGGTACTTCTACGACGCTGGTTTAGAAGAGCCGAACGTACTGTCACATTCCGCTGGTATGGTTCCAGTTAGCGATGAGGGTCAGGCTTTGGAAGAAGAGGCAAGCGATATTCGTTTGTCACGTGTAATTCCTTTGATGCCGTTTTTAGAAACCATTACAGATATAAATGCACGATCAATTGCGGATCTTCAGTTTAAACATTATGTAGAAACCAATCAGATCGACGAAGGTACCCTCTCAGAGGAACGAGATCATATTGAGGATATGTACCGGCAGGTTGGATATTCAGCGCTTTTGTCGGCTTTTGCATCCGCTCTTGAATTAGGTATTATTAGCACAACAGCCGTCGGAGGAGAAATACGTGAGCAGTAATTGGTGGGCAAACAAACTAGGTGGACAACCTTCTAACGCACCTCAACCACGTCAAGAAATGCCACTACCCCCGTCGCAAATTCCTATGTCTTACGCACCACCAGCTCAACCACAGCAAGGTGCTAGACCTACCGCATCAGCAAATGCATCACGATGCCCAGGTTGCGGTAGCGGTAACTATGGATCAATTGAAGGAACAAAAGCACGCTGCTACGATTGCGGTTATCCAATTGTTCAAAGCGGTAGTGGTTTAGGTAAAGGCATTACAGGTGGCCCACAAGCCTCTGGACCAGCTCAACCAGCATTACAAGTAAAAACAGGTGGATGGAATCCAACAACAATAATCGGAAAATTGGGATAATGAGCGCATTGAAGAATAACCCAGAGTTACTAAAAACAATCACAAAATTAAACAAAAAGATGGGCGAAGGAACTATTGTCCTTGCCTCAGAAATTAGAGATTTATCTCAACGATTCCCCACAGGATCATTGTCATTAGACGTAGCTTTAGGTGGCGGATGGCCAATCAACCAATGGCATGAAATCGTTGGTGAGGAGTCAAACGGAAAAACAGCACTTGCATTTAAAACAATTGCTGCAAATCAAAAGCGAGACCCAGAGTTTGTAACTGTTTGGATTGCCGCAGAACAATGGGTTCCAGCATATGCAGAACTATGTGGTGTAGACGTATCACGCCTTTTTGTTATTGAATCAAACATCATGGAGGATGTATATGAAGCGATTATTCAACTCATTGACAGTAAGGCTGTTGATTGCATTGTTGTCGACTCCCTTCCTGCTCTCATTCCTATCGCAGAAGATAAGAAAGAGATGGAGGAATTCACAGTAGGTCGCGGTGCGCTTATGACTAACAAGTTCTTCCGCAAGGTAGGTAAGTCTTCAAAGAGAAGTCTTGTTGAAGAAGAGCGACCATTTATTGGTCTTATGATTAACCAATGGCGTGATCGCGTTGGAGTTATGTACGGCGATCCTCGCACTACTCCCGGCGGTAAAGGTAAGAACTTTGCTTACTTTACCCGTGTAGAAATTAAGCGAGATGAGTGGATTGAGGTAGGTACTGGTGACGCTAAACGTCGCGTAGGCCAGACAATTAAGGCTAAAACCCTTAAGAACAAGTCAGCCCCTCCATCACAGGTGGCATTTATGGACTTTTATTTTGCCGATGGCGGGACAGTTCCCGCTGGGGAGTACGATTTTGCAAAAGAAATCGTTGCTATGGGCATTATTAACAAGGTTATTACCCGCGCAGGCGCCTATTACCGCTACACATTTAATGGTGAGCAAAGGCAGTGGCAGGGATCTGATGCTATGGTTAGCTCTATCAAAGAGGAAATTGACCTCCGAGAAGCACTGGAGAAGGATGTTCTTGAAGTAGTCCGTGCTGGATCTAAGTACATAGTAGTTCCAGACGAAGATGAAGAGTAAAGGACAAAAGGAGTCAAGGAAGCACGAGGATCGACTTGCAAAAGCAGTCGGTGGTCAGCGAACAGCGGCCAGCGGAGCATTTTGGAGTCGAAAAGGCGATGTTAGATCACCTGATTTGCTTATAGAGCACAAGTGGACTGGCAAAGCATCCGTATCCGTTAAGGCTGCGGTTCTAGAAAAGATCGTCACTGAGGCAATCATTGACGGTCGAATGCCTGTCCTCGGCTTTCATCTTAACGGTGAAGATTACATAATGCTTACTGAGGATGATTTCCTAGAGCTGCGCCAAAAATTATTGGAGTGCTCTTGTACGAAGACGAAGGCGTAGAGAAATGGCGATATCAGGCTAAATGCCGTGGTATGTGCGAGAACCCAGAGACTGATTACTGGTTTCCTCCACGCGATAAAAAACTTTATAAACCTATTGCAGATAAAGCCAAGGCAGTTTGCTTTGGCAAAGATGGTAAGGCAGAATGTCCTGTACGTATTCAGTGTTTACTGTATGCCGAAGGCAACGATGAACAACACGGTATATGGGGTGGCTTATCTCATAGAGAGCGGAATGCTCTTAAGCGTAAAGCCGCTAAACACGGAAAAACATTAGAGGAATGGGTAACTGAGAAATGAAACCAACTGGTGCATTGAAAGCCTTTTTAAACGCTGGTAAAGGCACCAGAGTACTTGGTGACGTAGAGCGTCACATCATTTCAAAACCACGAGATCCTCGTGCAACAGATGTTATTCACCCATCAGAAATGGCTTCCGCTAGTTGGTGCCACCGCGCACAGTATTTTTGGCTTACAGGTCATACACCAAAACCAGAGGTGATGAGCCTTCGTCGCGCATCTATCTTTGGCACTGGTCACGCAACCCACGATATGTGGCAAACGTGGTTTACGGAGATGGATCGTCTAAAAGGTCTTTGGTATTGCTACACACATAAGATTGAATGGTTTGGGCTACACAGCGAACACGCTGGTAAAAAATGTCATACCAAATACAACGAAGTACCAGTGTTTTTTGATCCGTTACGGATCTCAGGTAAAGCTGACGGATGGTTGGTTAACTTCGGAGATCCATTACTGCTAGAGGTAAAAACCATAGGTGAGGGCAGTATCCGTTGGTATGCGCCAGATATTGCCTACGATAATGATGGAGATTTTAAAAAGATGTGGGCCGCTGTTCAAGCCCCATTTCTAGAACACATCCACCAGGCACAGATTTACATGAAGTTGCTTGAACTTATGGGACAGCCAAACGCACCTCAAGAAGCCTTGATCCTGTATGAAGCTAAAGGACTACATGAGCATAAAGAGTTTGTAGTACAAAAGAGTGATTGGGGCATTGCCGAACTGTTTGACGCGGCAGCCAACATAATTGCAGCAATTGACAAAGGCATACCACCCCTCTGTAACATTAGCGGTGTTACAGGTTGCCCAAAGTGCAGCCACTATGAGGAGGATAAGGATGGGCGAATTAGCAATTAATGCTGGCACTAGTCAACCAGTAATTGATAACCTGCAGCTGCAGGGATTCCAATTTCGAACACGAATGGAATTGCAAGTCCCAGATATGCCAGCAGATATAACCACGTTAGATGACGAAGGTCTAATGCATTTATTTGGAGAACTAACCGCTTACGCTAATTTCTTATCGGCTCAATACGCATGTGCATCAATTGATGAAAAAAATGCTGATCAAGCTTTAGATCTTGCTGAGAGCAAGCGCTACATTTCTTCGTATGAAGCAAATAAAAAAGAAACAGTAACAATTATGAAAGCGCGTATGGCTTCTGATCCAGAGATCATTCATTTGCGAGAATCTTTAGCCGCAAAGTATGCGTACAAAAAGTTGATTGAAGTTATGGTTTCTAACGTAGAACGTAACACACAACTAACTAGCCGTGAACTTACCCGTAGAACATCTAATGGGCAGGTAAGCCGTTCAAATCGGATGTTTACATGAGACTAAAAACATTTGGTCCCGGTTATTCTCAGGGCATAGGTCTTTATATTGGTATTGATCAGTCTTACAGCGGGTTTGCCGTAACTGTGCTTGGTGAAGATAATTCATACGAAACTACGGTAGCTAAGTTTGATGGCGGTGGTGTGGCTCGCTTGTCTGAGATACAGATTCACTTAAAGAATATTGTTCGTATTGCCAGCGCACGAGGTATTGTTAAAGATATCGCTATGGAAGGGTACGCTTACGGTCGAGAGTTTGGGGTTGCTCAATCAGGAGAGCTTGGTGGGGCAGTCAAACTAGCTTTGTACGAGTTGGACAACATAGGCAAAGGACAGTTCCCGCTTATTGTTGCACCTACTTCCCTAAAAAAATACGTGACTGGGCGAGGCACTGGGGTTCAAAAGAATCAGATATTGCTACAGGTATTTAAAAAGTGGAACGTTGAGTTTACTGATGATAATGCAGCTGACTCCTATGGCCTAGCGCACATTGCGTCAGGTAAAGGTAAGATGGCATATGAAAAAGAGATTTACGACAAACTACAGACCGCAGATAGCAGGGAGAAGTAATGCCTAACTATGATTTTGTTTGCCTTAACTGTGAGACTACAGCAGAAAAATATTTTGATTTTCATCAAGATCATAGAGTTGAATGTGAGAAGTGTGGCAACGCCATGAACAAGGTATTTCAAGCAAACCCAACACATTTTAAAGGCGGAGGGTGGGGAGGTCAATGATGGAATCAACTGAATGGCTAAACTACATATCGGAACCTGTAACTTACAATGGGTTACCAGTAATTGTTGCGGATGAAGATTTGATGGAGCACCTACAAGAAAACGGGTACGACAACACTATTGACATCAATGATTTCGCATTTGAATACCTAGACTGGGCTAAGGAGAACGTAGATGAGTAAGCGCCAAGAAAAGATCGAACGCCGTAAAAAAGAACAGCAAGAGTTCCTTCAACAACGTCGTATTCAACAACTAATTATTTTTGAGACTGGAATTAAAGCCGGTAATGCTTTTTACGAGGCAAATAAAGATAAAATTTCCCCAGAAGAGCAGGCACTTATAGAGGCCGAGATGAAGACCAACGACGAGCTCTTGGAGAAACTGAGAAAAGAAGCAAATGGCTCGTTCGATTAGGGAGTTAAAGCCCGATTACACAGGGTCTATGGACTACGCGGATCAGGTTCACCACGAGTGCCCTGTCTGCGAGTCCAGCCTTTGGAACGTAAAAGCCAGTTTTCAGGACTATGAGTTGTCCCAGTATTTGCTGGATATGGAGTGCTCCATGTGTGGAACTTACGCTAAAGCGCCTACCCCTTTGGACAGACCAAACTTAGTTTAACCTTCATAATTTTCCTTGGGAGAACACAATTCGTAACCCAAGGAGCATAATATGTCAGAAGTAGAAGACAACGTCCTGCGCGTAGGCGCTGGATCAAACCCACAATCAGTGGCCTCAGCCATCGCCCACAGCGTCTATGAGACTCGCGGATGCAAGATCCGAGCAGTCGGCGCTGGAGCCGTTAATCAGGCCGTAAAAGCCATTGCAATCGCCCGCGGTTATACCGCCCCACGAGGTATTGACCTTGTATGTGTGCCCGGTTTTGCCAGTATCGAAAGCCATGATGGTCAAATTTCAGCCATCGTATTCGAAGTAAAAACTAGCTAACCCTGCTACATTTTAAGTTACCAATCCCTTTGGCCAAAGGAAACTAAATGACAGACTCAACAAAGAACTCAGCGCCTATTGCGCCTGCGTCAACTGCGCCTAAGACATCTTCAAGCGCAACACCACGTGTGGCAAAGCCTAGCGCTGGCACACTTGTAAAGAAGAAGAACACAGCATCAGGTGGAGCCGGTGGCACTACTGGAGCACGTTCAAACGTAAAAGCAACAGGTGGCGCTGCTTATGGCATCACCGCAAAGATTCCTGCATATAAATCACCAGAAGCTGGGGCAACTCAGGGTAACGGTCGTTTGTTTCAGGCAGCTGTTAAGCGCACTGCGCCTAATTTCCGTGATGGAATTAGCAGCCAATCCTAGTTAGATCTTACTAGGCGCTCGCCCCCCAGCGTAATGGGGGGCATTCTAATTTGTGGAAGTTACAGGCTTGTGATTAACTATGGGCGTGGAAAAACGCGTTGCACCTAACAGCAAGGGCTACTGCTCTATGGCTAACTGGTTGTCTAAAAAAGACGAACAATTTAAAGAAGAGTTTGAAGAATTGCTTGCAAATGATTCCGCATCTACCGCCAGTTTGTACAGGTTTTTAGCTGATAATGCTGATATGTTTCCTGGCCTAACTTCATTCAAATCTCACAGAAATAAATGGTGTTCATGTGGCTCTAAAGGATGAGTTCAACGAATTTATAAAAGCAGGCAATGAAGGATCAGATAGCGTAACAAAAGATATTCCAGACGCATGGCGTCCACGATCTGAAATTGGTACAGATGGCGGATTTGTAGTATCAACGCCACGACCAGATGGCAATACTCCCGGTGCCGAAGAAATTTTACGAGAAGCAAACTTAGATCCAGCAGAGTGGGCTGTTATTTCCCACCGCCGATCACGTTGGCAGAAGTATGACGGGGATTGGCTTGAATCATTTAGAGTAAACGTAGTTCCAGTAAAACCACATGGTCAGGCTGACTACGATCAAGAAAAACTATTAGAACAAGTAATCAATTGGAAACCAGAAAAAGTTGAACACTTTAAAGGTGAACTAACCGCTGTATATAGCGTTGGAGATACTCAATACGGTAAAGACGATACGCCAGACATTATTAACAGAATGCTTATGTCATTGGATGAGTCAGTAGAGCGTCATAAATATTTAGCAGGTAAGTATGGAATTAACCAGATTGCTTTGCCACAACTAGGTGACTGCATTGAAGGCATGACTAGCCAAAAAGGTAAGGTAATGGGACGCCACGACATTGGCGTATCAGAACAAGTACGCGTTGGTCGTAGAGTTTTGATGGCGCAGATTAAAGCAATGGCGCCATTAGCTGAAAAGATTATTGTTCCAGTAGTGCCAGGTAACCACGATGAAGTTCAACGCTTCCTTGTAGGTCGACCAGAAGATTCATGGCAGATTGAAGTTGTTGCATCAGTTGCAGACATCTGCGCTGAAAACGATTTCCTACGTGATCGTGTTGAGTTTAGGTTTCCAGCAGCAGATGACAGCACACTTACCGTTAACCTAAGCGGAACTATGTACGGAATGGCTCATGGTCATCAAGCAAAAGACATGGTTAAGTGGTGGGCAGGTCAGGTTATGGGTCGTTGTTCTGTTGCAAACGCAGACATACTAAACGTTGGTCACTATCACCACTATCGCGCACAAAGCGTTGGGCCACGATTATTTGTACAGAACCCAGCAATGGACGGAGGCTCGGCTTGGTTTAGGGATAAATCAGGTCTTGAGTCAGCCCCGGGAATCATTTCAATGGTTGTTGGAGAAGGTTTTGATCCTCGCAAGGAGTTAACCGTACTTGGCGGGGTTCGCTAACTTACAATAGGCATATGCCTAACCTACATCAAAACGTCCAGTCGCTTGGCGCTGGTGGCATGTATGGAACTAACACCACATATGGTGGAGGTGGCGTACCTGTTGCTCGTTCCGAACTCGACAACGCACGTTTAGGTGTAGGCCGTGAGCCATCCGCTGAATATCCAGACGGTTACTTAGGAACAATCCGTTCACGTCGTGATGATCGTGGACGCCCAAGTTCAACTTCAGATCGCGTATTAGATTCTGTAAAGAATCGCGTAGGTCAAAAGTCTTATCAGCGTGGCGTGCATCGAGGCGAACGAATCGACCCAAGCGATTACTATTACCCATCTGGTTTTGAACCAGACCGTGGAATTAAACGCCAAATGAAAGGCGTTCAAGTTGGTAACACTATTCAAACTAAAAAGAATAGAGATCAAGTTGAATTAGTTCCAGCACCTCACCTACCTAATGATGGTA